GCTGCTACAGACCTCACTGTGGATCATGTTCTACCTAAGGCTAAGGGTGGGACTGACGATAGATCTAATCTCTCTGTCCTCTGCCGAGCTTGCAATGCCCGGAAGCGAGACCAGTGATCCTGACCCCAGCCCCCTGCATAGTTATGCATGGTCACACTGCATAACCTGATGGCCTGTCAGTGGAATCTGGCTACAGAGCGTAGTCTGACGCACTGCCAGGTAGAGCGGCTAGGGCCCTGACCTGCGGTTATTCCAAAAAGCCTGATGCTGTGTCAGGTTGTGATTCTGGGCCTGCACACAAAAGCGCAGGTCAGCGGCCCTTTATACGGTCACGGGGGGTAGTGCATTCTCCAGACCATGATCACTCCCGGACCCGGCCCAGTGGAGTCAGACATCGCCGCGAAATTCGAGCGCCAATTTCCAAGATCAACAACTAAGGCAGATTGCATAGTTATGCACGAGAGGCGGTGTGCTCATGCCAAGCGTGGGAAGACCGCCAAAACCGGCTGAGCAAAAGCGCCGTTTGGGCAACCCTGGCAAGCGTGGCCTACCCGCTGTCGCCGACGTTGCCCCGCTAAGCCCCCTGAGCGCCGCTGTACCGCCCGAACTGGGCGAGGATGGTCTCTCGCTATGGGAAGCGGTCTCGCAGGCCGCTAAAGCCTGGCTAGCGCCTTCCGACTCGCCAACGCTGCTCTTGCTCTGCGAGCTGTACGACAGGCGCGCAATGCTCAAGGTGCACCTAGACACTGATGGCCCGCTGATCATGCGTCCGGATGGTCACATGGTGGCGAATCCGGTCATGCAAATGCTTGCCACGACGGAGAAGCAGATCGTTGACCTTGCCTCGTCGCTGGGGCTCACTCCCGCTGACCGCACGCGGATGGGTCTCGCCGAAGTCAAGGCACAAAACGCCTTTGAAGAAATGATGTCCAGACGCGACAACAGGGGGTGAGCGTGGCACAGCCACACATTCTTACCCCGGTCTCCCCTGAGGAGATGCGCCGGGGCGACGGTGCGCGGTTCGGGGAGTTCACGCAGTTTCTGCGCGTCACCAAAGACAGCGTGGGTGGCTCCGCTGGCGAACCCATGATCATGCGCCCGTGGCAGACGGACATGATCAGCCGCGTGTTTGCCCGCAGGGCCGATGGCAGGCTCAAGCACCGTCAGGCGCTGGTCCTACTGCCCCGCAAGAACGGGAAGTCTGCCCTTGGCGCTGGTATTGCGCTGTATGGGCTGTTCGACGGTCCGTCTGGCGGTGAGGTCTACTCTTGCGCTGCGGACAAGGAGCAGGCCCGGATCGTATTCGGTACTGCCAAGAAAATGATCGAGATGGAGCCCACGTTTACGGGCTACTTCAAGACGTACCGCGACGCAATCGAGTTCCTGCCGACTGGCAGCGTCTACCGCGTGCTCTCCTCCGAAGCGTTCACAAAAGAGGGGCTGTCGCCGCATCTGGTCATCTTTGACGAGGTTCATGCGCAGCCCAATCGTGAGCTGTGGGAGGTCATGTCGCTTGCCACTGGCGCACGCCGTGAACCGCTCATGCTTGGCATCTCTACCGCTGGCGTGAAGACGGACAGCACGGGCGGCGACAGTCTCTGCTACACGCTGCACCAATACGGCCAGCGGGTCGCGTCGGGCGAGCTAGAAGATCCGGCGTTTTACTACGAGTACTGGGGCGCGCCGGAAGGTGCTGATCACCGTGATCCCGCTGTCTGGGAGGCTGCGAACCCTGGCTACGACGACATTGTCAGCGCCGAGGACTTCGCCAGCGCCGTGCTGCGTACCCCGGAGAATGAGTACCGCACGAAGCGGCTCAATCAGTGGGTGTCGACGGCTTCGGCCTGGCTCCCCGCTGGTGCGTGGGAAGACTGCGAGGACGCCGAGCACGATATCGAGCCGGGCAGCGAGGTAGTTCTAGGGTTCGACGGCTCGTTCAACAACGACTCAACCGCGCTGGTAGTCGTTTCGGTGCCGCAGGGCGATAGCAAGCCGCATATCGACGTTGTTGCGTGCTGGGAGAAGCCGCAGGGTTCCGCCAATGACTGGCGAGTGCCGATTTTCGACGTGGAAGAGGAGATCCGCGCTGCTTGCCGGAAGTGGCAGGTACGCGAGATTGTCTGTGACCCGTTCCGATGGGCGCGGACGTACCAAATCCTTGAGGACGAGGGATTGCCGGTAGTCGAGTTCCCGCAGAGCCCGGCGCGAATGGTTCCTGCCACACAGCGGTTCTACGAAGCCGTTCTGAACAAGACGATTTCGCACAGTGGAGACCAGCGCCTGGCGCGGCACCTTTCCAACTGTGTGATTCGCACGGACAACCGGGGCTCCCGGCTGAGCAAGGATTCCAAGGGATCGCCCCGAAAGATTGACCTTGCTGTGTCCGCTGTTATGGCGCTTGAGCGCGCCTGTGTCGAGCCGGAAACTGATCCGATCGCCGAGTTTTTCAACTGGAATGACCTATAGGGAGGCAGTTATGTGGAAGCACATACGCACGTGTGTATGTGGTCTGCGCAAGGTGCCTCTTGGTCGGGTCTCCGACGCTCTTGACGTGCTGGGGATTGGCTGTCTGGTCGGTGCTGCCTATTGGTGGCTTCCGATCGTCGGTCTAGTCGCTACCGGTGTCGCGCTCCTCTTCTTTGGATGGGTGACACATGAGTCTGACTAAGCGCTCAATGAGCCAGCGCGCATTCCTCCCTAGCGGTTCGGGTGACCCTTGGGCGATCCCGACGAATGGCTCTCTTGCCGCTGTCACCACGTCCGGCGTTCCGGTCACGGAGACAACGGCGATGAGTCTGCTAAGCGTGCATGCCTGCGTGCGGCTGATCTCCGACACCGTTGCCAGCCTGCCGTTTGAGGCGGTCCGGCTCAGCGGAGGTCAGATCCACAATCCCGTGAGCCCACAGCCCATGATCATCGCCGATCCGTTCGGCGGACTGAGCGACCCGAGCTTGCCCAAGCGGCGCGAGGGGTTCGTACAGATCATGGTCTCGCTGCTGCTGCGCGGTAACGCGTATCTGCTGGTGACGTCCCGCGATGCGGTGACGAACCGCCCGAACCGCTTGCGTGTGCTGCATCCGGACCGCGTGGCGTGCGCCTACACCGCTGAGGGCGTGCGGGGTTATGAGATTGACCGCAAGCCGTGCCCTGCTGAGAACATCGTGCACATCATCGGCATGAGCTACCCGGAACACCCGGTCGGCATGTCTGTGATCCAGACCGCGCGGAATGCAATCGGGCTTGGCCTGGCTGCGGAGCAATTCGGCGCGCGGTTCTTCGGCAACGGTGCACACATGTCCGGCGTCGTTGAGGTCCCTGGTGATCTCGACAAGGAACGTGCCCGCAGGCTCAAGGAGTCGTTCACGGCGTCGCACGGTGGTGTGCAGAACTCTCACACGGTCGGCGTGCTCAGCGGCGGGGCTTCTTGGCGGCCGATCTCGGTTGCCCCGGACGACGCACAATTCCTCGGTACCCGCGCAGCGCAGAACGTTGACGTGGCGATGCTGTTCGGCGTTCCGCCTCATATGCTCGGTCAGGTTGACAAAACCACCTCTTGGGGTACTGGCATCGAGCAGCAATCCATGGGGTTCCTGACTTACACCTTGAGCGCCTGGCTCGGACGGCTTGAAGAGGCTTGGTCCTCGCTCCTCGCTGGTCCGCAGGCTGCGCGGTTCGACGTCAACGCGCTGTTGCGAACGGACGAGGCTGGCCGATACGCGGTCTACTCGTCTGCGCGCGCTGCTGCGATCCTCACCACGAACGAGATCCGCGCTCGCGAGAACTACCCGCCGATCGATGGGGGTGACGAGATTGACGCTCCGCTGAATTCCAACGTCAAGCCGCTCAAGGACGCTCAGGCTGCAAAGTCGCAGCCTTCCGCAGACGCACTAGGAGCGGTTCTGTAATGGATGACCTATCCGTGCGGGCAGAGGCCCGCGATTCGATGGAGTCTCGCGCTCGCCCGTTCGACGGTGCCGAGATCCGCGAGGATTCCGGCGGTAAGTCGCTGACGTTCACGGGTTACGCGAGCGTCTTCGATTCGCCGTACGAGGTGAATGACTGGCTTGGCTCGTTCAACGAGACCATCGCGCCCGGTGCGTTCGCCCGCTCGCTTGCGCTTGGCGCTGACGTCCCCTTCAAGATCAACCACGATGGTATGACGCTCGCCCGGACCAAGAGCGGCACGATGCAGCTCGCCGAGGACTCCAAGGGTCTGCATGTTGAGGCCCGCCTAGACCCTGCGAATCCGCAGGTGCAGGCACTTCGCTCCGCAATGGACCGGGGCGATATTGACGAAATGTCGTTTGCGTTCCGCGTGACTGACGACATGTGGTCTCCGGACTACCTCAATCGCTCGGTCACTGGCGCTGACATCCATAAGGGTGACGTCAGCGCAGTCAATTACGGCGCGAACCCCGCTACCGCTGGCGCAAGCCTCCGCAGCGCTGAGATTCGCCGCTTCGCAAATGCTCTCCGCAACGCTGACGCTCTCGACCCTGCAATGGTCGCTGAGCTTCGCGGCATGCTGAGCGACGTTCCCGCCGAGGTTGAGCCCAAGTCGCTCACCTCGCTCTTTGCGCTGCGTCTTCGCGCGCTTTCTCTCTGATCTAGCACCCACGCATATGTGTAGGTGCTCTCTCCCATGGAGTTTTCCGTATGAACAAGCGCACGGCCATTGCCGATCTCTCCGCCAAGCGTTCCGCGCTTCGCGACGGTCTTGACAAGCTGGTCACTGAGGCTCGCACCGCTGAGCGTGAGCTGACCGCCGACGAGACCGCCCGATTCGACCGCGAAGAGGGTGAGATCCGCGCCCATGACGCTGAGATCGCCCGACTTGATGAGCAGATTCGGGCCGACGAGCAGCACGCCGAGACCATGAAGCGCTACGCGCCGTCCGTCTCCGTCACCAGTGAGCCGGAGGTCTACACGAAGCGGAACGGCTCCTCGTCCTACTTCCGTGACCTGTACCACGTCCGCCAGAACGGCGACGTTGCGGCCAGCGAGCGACTACGCCGGAACGACCGGATCGTCTCCGAGAAGCGAGCGATCAGCACCACGAACGGCGCTGGTGGCGAGTTCGTCCCTCCGCTGTGGCTAGAGGAGGAGTTCGTAAAGCTCGCCCGTCCGGGCCGAGTGACTGCGAACCTGCTGCCGAACCAGCCTCTTCCGGCCGGTACCGACTCGATCAACATCCCGAAGATCAGCACCGGTACTGCGGTTGCTCCCCAGAGCACGCAGAACAGCGCGGTTGCGCAGACTGACCTAGCTACCACGTCGATCAGCTCCAGCGTCTTCACTGTCGCGGGTGGCCAGACCGTTTCGCTACAGCTCCTAGAGCAGTCGCCGCTCAACATCGACACCATCGTTCTTGGCGATCTCGCTGCGGCCTACGCGATGCAGTTCAACTCCCTTGTGCTGTCCGGCACCGGTACGGGTGGCCAGCCCACCGGCATCCTGACTCTTGCTGGTACGAACGCGGTCGACTGCCTGGCTCCGACCGGTGGTCAGACTCTCGCGGGTCAGATCTACAAGGCTGTGGCGAACGCGATTCAGCAGATCCACACCAACCGGTTCCTTCCCCCGGACACCATCATCATGCACCCGCGCCGTTGGGCGTCGCTGCTGTCGCAGGTTGACTCTCAGGGTCGCCCGCTGGTCGTGCCGGACGCCAACAGCCCCATGAACACCCTTGCGAACGCTGCCGAGCTGGCGGCTCAGGGTTACGTGGGCACCATGCTCGGTCTGCCGGTCTTCGTTGACCCGCTTATCCCGCTGACCGGTACTGCTGACGCTGGCACTGGCGAGGATCTGATCATCGTCGCTCGCCGCTCCGACCTCATGCTGTGGGAGTCGGACATCCGTGCCGAGGCTTTCCAGCAGACCTACGCGAACCAGATGTCCGTGTTCGTGCGCCTGTACGCGTACGGCTCGGTTCAGGCTGGCCGCTACCCGAAGTCGATCAGCATCATCACCGGTTCGGCGCTTGCGGCTCCGACCTTCTAAGGAGTCTGAGCCTTGCAACTGATCTATTTCACTGGTCAGGATGTTGGGCTAGCGGCTTCACCTCTGAACGACAGCGGCGGCCCCGTATCGGGCTCTGTGGCGGTCTCTCTGACTGTTACAGACCCGTCCGGGGCCGTCACCTCGCCCGTGGTCTCTCCGACCGGTGGCGGGGCGTACGCGGCTGTCGTCTCGTCTGTCTCAGCCCCCGGTGTCTGGCTCTACCGCTGGACAGCGACAGGTACCGGGGTTTCGTGGGCGACGGAAGGTCAGTTCCAAGTCCGCGCACCGGGCATGGAACAGCTCATTGATCTCGCCTCGGTCAAGGCGCACCTGAACATGCCGCCGACCGACACGCGCCAGGACGACGAACTACAGGGGTACATCCTCGCTGCTGCCGAACTAGCCCGCCATCACTGTGGGCCGTTCCTGCCTGAGACGCACACGCAGTTCTTTGACGGTGGCTCATCCCGGATCGTTCCGGATTGGCTTCCCGTTCTCAAAATCCTCTCCGCGACTGAGTACTACGGTCTCAGCGCGTTCGCGATCACTGAGCAGCCGCTTGGCGCACAGATGGACGCCTTTAGCTTCACGGCTGACTACACGACCGGTGAGCTCACGCGTCGTACGTTCGGTGGCGAAGCTGCCTACTGGGCTCGCGGTGCCAAGAACGTCAAGGTGGTCTACACCGCTGGCCGTGCCGAAGACGTGCCGTACAGCGTGCGACTAGGTGCGCTCGAACTGGTCCGTCACCTCTGGCAGATGACGCAGCAGGGTGGCCGTCCGCGCTTCGGTGGCTCTGCGCTTGACGGGCTTGACGGTCCGGCTGTGCAGACCGGTTTTGCGCTCCCGAACCGCGTCATTGAGTTGTGGTCGACGTACCGGCGTGAACCGGGGATCGCATGACGCCCATTCCGAGCTCAACCGCTCCGGCAGCACGTCAGTGGATTTATGACCAGTGCTCCGCGCTGCTTACCCCTGACCCGCTGTCGCCGAGTTCTTCGCTTCTCGTCTGTTTTGACGAACCGGGACCGAATCAGCCGGACGACATCGTGTCAGTTGGTGCTGTTTCGCGCGCTTTTGAGCCTGGCTCGTTCGTCGCAGGTGGCGGGGCTGGCTGGCTCAAGGAGCGATACACGATCACGGTCTCTATCGACGTGTTCCGGGGCGGCGACGACGCGCAGGCCACATACACACGTGCGCAGGTGCTCGCCGACGGCGTGATAGCCGCTGTTCGGTCTGATCTCACCCTTGGCGGCGCAGTCATCACGGCAACCCCGCTGGTGGACAGCTCGCAAGGGGAGTGGGACCAAGAACACCTAGGACGCCACGTTACTAGCACGATCGAAATTTCGTGCCTCGCATACATCTAAGGAGCCTACGTGGCCAAGTACTCGTTCGTCGGTGCAGCCCCGCTGTACTACACCGCTTCCGGTCTTTGGGCTGAGCCTGGCAAGGCTTATGCGCTTGAAGCGCCCCCGGCCGATGGCAATTGGGTGCCTGAGGGTGCCTCTCCGGTGCCTGTGGCCGCATCTGAGCCCGTTCCCGCCCCGTCGCCCGCTGAGGATGCCGTGCACGCCGCTGAGGCGCTGCTAGAGGCCAATCCGGAGCTCGCCGCGAAGATTGTGAAGGAAGCCAAGAGTGCCTAAGAGTTCCGCTCGTTCAGTACTCGGCCTAGCGGTCGAGACCACGCCGGGTACCGCGAAGCCGCCCACGGTCTCCCTACCTGTTCACCAGATCACCCCCAAGGACACCGTCACTCAGCTTGTCGATAAGGGCATGCGCGGTTCGATGGTGGACGCGTATGACGTTCAGGCTGGCACTATCAGCGGCTCGCTGGACTTTGACGGGGATGTCTTCCTTGACTCGATTGGCTACCCACTCGCGGGGATCATGGGCGATCTTGTCGAGACTGGCTCCTCCGCCCCGTACACGCACACGTTCGCGCTGCTGAACTCTGGCAACGGCCAGCCGGTCTCGCAGACGTTCACGGACTTCTACAACGCCGGTACTCGCGCCTACGCCGGAGCGATGTACACCGAGCTCAGTTTCAAGCTGAGCCCCGATGCGCTGCTGACCTACTCGGCGAAGACGCTGACGTACGGCTCTGCTACAGCGACGCAGCCCACTCCGGCGTTTGGACTGGTTCCGCCGCTGGCATCCTGGCGCGCTGCGGTCACCATTGGTGGCACGGTGAACTCTGAGGTTCTTGACGCCGAGCTGACCATCAAGCGTCAGGTCACGATCATCAAGGCGGTCGACAACTCACAGCAGCCGTTCGCGATTTGGGCTGGGCCGCTCACTGTTGAGGGTAAGGCAACCCTCATCATGGAAGACGACACGTACCTGACGCAGTACCTCAGCGCAGCCAAGACGTCGCTTGAGCTCAACCTTGCGGTCGACGCTAGCAACTCGCTCGACTTCAAGATGAGCAAAGTCAATTGGTCCTCCGCTGACATTCAGCGCGGCAAGGACTTCATCGAAATCCCGGTTGCGTTCAAGGCTTTCGGCAACTCGACCGACATTGGTGCGTCCAACGGCTTCGGCCCGCTGGTCGTCACTCTCAAGAACGCAATCGCTTCGGGTCTCTACTAGCCCACAGGGGAGCACCTATACACACGTGTGTAGGTGCTCCTATTCCTCCCCCAACTTCCTACGGCATTAGGACGTCTCATGTCTGACCACATCACTCTCCCTTCCGGCGCTACCGCTGACCTCCGCCCCGTTGCGGACATCACGGAGCGGCACCGTCGCCCCCTCAAGAAGATTCAGACGCAGCTAGTCCGGCTTACCGAGTTTGGCGAGGCCATTGCCAAGGCGCAGGGTAACAAGAAGCTGACCAAGGCCGATCAGGAAGCAATCGCGAACGGTCTTGGCGAAGCCTTTGAGCCGCTTGAGGAGCTGAACGACCGGCTGGTTATCGCCGCTGTGCGCGGTTGGTCGTATGACTTCCCGGTCGACTATGAGAACGTCCTTGATCTCCCCGGTAGGGACCTTGACGCGCTGCGCGAGGCGGTTGCGCCCTACATGGCTGAGCTCATGCCGGACTTCAGTCCGTCGCAGGAGCGCAACACCCCTACTGGGGGCTAAAGCGCCTTGAGGGTGCTTTGGCCGGAACTCACATTTACGGGGATGACGAATTCCCGTCGGAGGAATACCGGACGTGGAGACTCTGCACAATGCTGCACTGTCTCCCGTCCGAGCTTGAGAACGAGTCAGCCGCAAAGCTTGATTGGCTGATCGCTGTAGACGACACCGTGGCGAAGCTCCGGAGGGAGAAGGAAGAGGAGGCATACAGTGCCTGACAATCCGATGGGGGCTATCCACGCTCACATCCGGGATATCAAGCCCGACCTTGCCGAGCTAGACGCCATAGTGCTGCGCACGAACGCCGCAACCCTCGCTGCCATGAAAGCGGCGCAGACCGCAGCCAAGCAGCAGGTTAAGAGCGGTATGCGTGGGCGTCCCCGATGGGACCACCGAGGGGCGATCGGACGTGACAAGTCCGTCCCTGCCGTAAACCTGAACCTGAGTCCGCACCACGTGTCGAGAGGTGGCGGGCCGGGCCTGCTCACGGGCACGCTGCGGAGTCAGGTTGGTGGCGTGAAGCGCCCTAAGAAGGTTGGCCGCTACGGCTACAGCGGGGGAGTTGGCGTGGGTGGGAAGGAGCAGATTACCAACCTGTACCGGTTCCACACTGAGGGCCGCTACCCCTACATGCGCCCTGGCGTGAAGAAAGCTGAAAAGAAAATGGCTGTCGTCTGGGAACGCGCGTGGGCTAAGGCGGTGAAAGTGTAATGGCACTGCCCCCGGTATTCATTGAGTTCGTGGGCTCCTACACAGGGCTCGCAGCCACCGTGAAGGGTGTGAAGCGGGAACTAGCCGGTGTTGAGGGCGAGGGCGGACAGTACATGTCCAAGCTCGGTGCGGTCAGCAAGGCTGCACTGCTCGGCATGGGTGTGGCCGCTGTTGCTGTCGGCTACAAGACAGTGCGCATGGCCGCTGATTTTCAGTCAGCAATGCTCCAAATATCGACTCAGGCCGGAGTCCCCAAGTCTCAGCTCAAGTCGCTTGGTGACGGTGTTCTGAACCTCGCCGGTCAGGTCGGCTTCTCGCCTACCTCGCTGGCTCAGGCGCTGTACCACATTGAGTCGTCGTTCGCCTCGGTCGGCATCAAGGGCCCTACGGCGCTGAATCTGCTTAAGGTTGCGGCGCAGGGTGCGGCTGTTGGTCATGCCGATCTGGTCGACGTCACTAACGCGCTGAACGGCGCTGTGGTCTCTGGGATTCCCGGTGTGCAGGATTTCGGTCAGGCAATGGGTGTCCTTAACTCGATTGTCGGCTCTGGCGATATGTCCATGCAGGATCTCGCTGACGCCATGGGCACCGGCATGGTTTCAGCGGTCAAGACTTATGGCCTGTCACTCAAGGACGTTGGCGCTGCGCTGGCGGTGTTTGGTGACAACCAGATGCGTGGCGAGAATGCTGCGACCGCGCTGCGAATGTCCGTTCAGGCAATGGCTAAGCCTGTCGCTGGCGGAGCTACGGAGCTCAAGAAGCTCGGAATGTCCGCTACTCAAATGGCGACGGACATGCAAAAGGGCGGATTGCTGCCCGCACTAAATGACCTTGAGGCACATCTAAAGGCCGCTGGCATTACTGGCGTGCAGACCGGTGGCGTACTTACCACGATTTTCGGTAAGAAGGCTGGCACGGGGATGAATATCCTCCTTGACCAGCTTGACCGTGTGCGAGGTAAGTATCCCGAACTGGCCAAGGGCGCTAATGGATTCGGCGCGGCCGTTGCTGCGAACCAGGCGACTTTCAGTCAGAAAATGAAGGACGCGCAAGCGGCAATTCAGGCGCTCGGCGTGAAGATCGGTACGGCGCTGCTGCCGAGTGCAACTAAGGCTCTCGGTGCCATTTCCGGCATGGTCGGCTTCATGACGTCGCATGCGTCCGTGCTCAAGGTGTTCGGCATCGGCCTAGGGGCTGTGGCGATCGGCCTGACAGCGGCAAGCATCGCGTCGTGGTCATTCACGGATTCGCTGCTCGCCGACCCGCTCACGTGGATTGTGGTGGGCATCGTCGCCGCTGTTGCCGCTATCGCGCTGCTGATCACGCACTTCGGTCAGATCAGTTCGTGGATCAAGGGTCACATGCCGGGCCTAGCCTCATTCTTCACGGGGCTGTGGCAGGGTGCCATGAAAATTTTCTCAGCCGTGTGGGACTGGGCTGCCAAGGAAGTCCAGCGGGTCGTGAAGTGGTTCGACCAAAACGTCTTGGTTTGGGTCAAGGCTCGCGCCGCTGACTTCACCAAGTGGTGGGCCCAAAACGGCGCAATGGTGACGCAGGTATGGGGGCAACTCTGGGCCTCGGTCAAGGCCATTGCGTCGATTGTGTGGGACTGGATTGGCGTAGCAGCGACGAACCTTGCGTCGGTATTCACTATCGCGTGGGATTTGATCGT